TGCCTTCAAACCCAAGGATGGAGGAACAGAGAATACATCCGAGTTCTGCAATCTTACGATAAGCGTTCTTTTCATCTTTAGTCATTAAAATAATTCAGTTAAATCAACAAACTTAAACAATTCTATAGGCACATCATAATAGGCCTCATGCTTTGTATTGTCTTTCATTTCCCACATAGGATGACCAAACACTTTATCACCATTAATCCAATAAGCATGGGTCATATCTTGAGTAAGGGCAAAAAATAAAGTATTGGGTACTTCTAACATATGCTTTTTTCTAAATGGCACATGGATTGTACTAAATGGGCAATGTGGATTCCATTGGCGAACTTCTACTTCAGCATAGCCAACTCTTTTGTTATCTTTACCAAGGATTAAATCTGTACCATATTTGTCAGGATTATCTTTGACTTGATAACCCCATTTCATTCGTATCCATTCGGATACAGCTTTTCTAGCTGGTGGGTCATACATATCATGTAATGCCTGGTCAAACTTTTTAATTTGCATTGACAAGCCATTGGTCTTTTAATGCTTTAATGGTGGATATTTCAAGCCTGATTGCTTCATCAGATAATTCATGGGCAAACTTAGTGGCTTTATCAAAATCGCATTTAAGCGTAGCGTTATGGTAAGACTTCATTAATCTTTGTAGTTTAAGATAGTTTTCTGAATAATCGGTCATTTGGTAAGTCTTTCAATGTTTCTGTTACTTGCTTCAGTTGTTCTCCATGCTTCAAATCTCATCTTTGCTGCTTCTAATTGCCATCTAAGGGCTTCTGTTTCTTCTGTCGCCAATCCAATGGCCTCACATAACTCTTGGTAAGCCTGAGATGAATACGCATCCATTTCTTTGCCCCCAATCGTTGTTGCCGTTGATTTAGCCATTTCAATAGCTTTAAGACTGTGCTTAAACGCCTCGAATTGAGCGAGGTTACCTTTTGCCTTTGCATAATCTGGCGCTTTCTTGAAAATGAAGTCAATCGCATCATTAGGGTCGTAATCTTTCATAAGTGCCTTGCAAACTTTCCATGATAAATTGACCTAGCTTTTTGTGCATTAATAACAGCATCATCAATGTTGTCAAATTTTCCAATGTGAATTTCTTTTTTATTTGCGGAAATTTTTACTAACCATTTTTGGCTTCTTTTTTCCCAATAAACATTTTTATAACCAGATGTATTGTTATTTTTGGTTTTTGTATTGGCATTGTTTTGCGAAATTGTTGCTTCACGCAAATTTTCTATGCAATTATTTAATGAATTTCCATCAATGTGGTCTAAAAATTCTGGCATATAACCATAAAACATCATATATATAAGTCTATGATTTAAATAATTTTTATGATTTATTTGGGTCATAAAATACCCATCATTTCTTAAATATCCAGCTTTACAACCTTTTAAAGCTCTAGAACTTGTTGTAATTTTTCTATATAAATCACCATTTTTGTATTCAAACATTTGGTGCAATAAATTTTGAGATATAATTTTGTCAGCCATACCAACTCCTATTAGTTGTGGTGGTTAGAAGCCCCTATGTAGCGGAAACTACTAGGGGTTTTCGTTATTTTACTTCAAATTCATAAAAAGTCCAACTTGGGCGGCACTATACCCAAGCCATATAAATGCGTTAGATGGCGACCCTTTAAAGTATTGTGCTAGGCCTACGACTAAATACCCAAGCCCTGTTGCTGCGACAATCCATTTTTCAATATCCATTTTTTCCACTCTCCCCTATTACCTGCTGCGTACTGTTGTTGATAATCTGCAAAATATTGATGCAAATTTGGTTTTTCACTTATGTAATTACGAAACCAAGTAAGACCTTTTTTGTGTCGTAAATAACACAAATACCTTACTGCACACTCATGCCTAGCTTGTTCATACATTTGGCTTTTAGGCTTGCATAAGAGTCGTAACCATTACCCATAATTCCAAGTTCTCTTGCTTTAGCATCAATGCCTTCATTACTAAACATCCATTCTTTAGATTCTTTTTGTTTTTTCGGTTCTATAACCAATTCATCTTCCCATCTTTCTTGGTTTAACCAAGTTGCCGGATGGGGTATAAATTCTAACTCAGTTTCTTTTGTTTTCCAGTATTGGCAATGTGAGTCAATAACTTTTGCAGCCATAAGTTGTTGCTCTGGGGTAAGCCGTTGCCAGGCTTTTCTTGCAACTGCTTTAGCAATCTTTCGTGGATATAAAGACCAGAATTCATCAAACATTCTCCTTCTCCATTTTTAACCTACGATTTATTTCTTTTTTTATTGTAAAAACAGTCCAAAAAGCTCTTGTTTTTCCTTTAGGTAAAGGAATATGTTTATCAGGTTTAGGAAATATATTTCTATGTGCTGCTGTTGCAATAGAAGTTCTTAACTTGTAACCAAATATTTTATTAACATCCTTTGCTGATAACAAAGACCAATTTGGTAAATTATTTAACCAAGAATAATCTTCAATTTTATTATGAGTTTTAGTCATTGCATTACTTTTGGGCTTGTAGTTGTAGATGGACTAGATGGTGTTGTGTATTGCGGTGTACCTACTACGCCAGTTGTATAACCACTTGGGCTTGTAAATACAATCTGATTAGGATAGATAGTAGCAGTCTGAGTGGTGTAACCCATAGGGTTTACAAACTGTGCTGTATTACCTTGAATCTGTACTGTACCTTGACTGTATCCTTGTGGGTTTGTCATCTGATAAGTTTGTGCGTGGGCTGACCCATAACCAAACATACAACCAAGTAAAGCGCCTAATAAACAAGCTAATAAAAAGTCTTTCATTTAATTCCCCTTAAATGTTTACTCGTTATTGAGTGATTACAGTTTCTTATTATTTTTATGGTGTGTCACTAAGTATTTTCCCTAATGTTGTATTTATGATACTTATAGGTATTAGTTAAGTTTAGTTATTAGTACCTAAAGGTATTAGTAAGGTTTAAAACATACTTCCAAGAGGCTTAAGCGAACCTAGCCTACCTAGGTTGCCTTCAAAGTTCTTCCATTGAGGAATCGCTCACCCACCAGCCGTTCATGGAATAGGCGCTAGTTTCGCCACCTATATTGCGCTGTTTCATCCATTACCCCCAGTAGCGCTTTAAATCCTATCCCCTGGTATGTCGTTAGAGCCTCGAGATAGGAAAGTAATTCTACTCCTCGTCAATCTCACTTTGCAAGCCAAAACTGTTGGGTTTTTCCAACATCTCAGGCCATATAAGCCAAAAGTTGTTTGGAAACAAATCTTTACGAGTTACAAGACCATGTGATTCTTTTTCTATTCTGGCGGCTAAAAACAACAATGGCCCATGTGCTATTCCTCTTTTGCGCCAAGTTGAAACAGTTGCTTGGTCACATTTGCACATTTTTGCCACTTTTGCTGTGCCACCTAATATGTCAATTATAGCAGAATCAGTTAGTTTTAATTTTTCCATATTGCACAGTTTAACTCATTTGTTGTTTATTCGCATAAGTTAAATAAATTACTTTGCAAATCCGAATTGTGTGATATAGTTACAACTATAGCAATTTCGCTATGTATCTAAGGGGAATTTAGATGGGTGAATTAAATCAGTTAATGTTAGAGCATGAAGAATTTTTGGAAAAGGCTTTAGATGACATGGAGTTTAGCAATGAATTTATGTCACAAGAGCAAGTTGACTGCATACGTCAAGCGTGTGGTAAGCCACGCAATGCACAAGTCAATCCAGTATTGCGTGATGTTATTAATAGCTTTGGAGAAATATTTGGCAATCCTTTAGCTTCTTTTCCAACAATTAGAGGTGAAAAATGAACCATTCAGAGTCTATTGCTAAATTAGCCACCGCTTTATCAATCGTACAAGGGAAACTTACTCATGCCAAGAAAGACTCAGCTAATCCGTTTTTCAAGTCTAAGTATGCTGACCTTGAGTCTGTTTGGGATGCTTGCCGCAGTCTATTGGCTGAAAACGGCCTCGCTGTTATGCAATTCCCTGGCGAGTTTGTGGATGGAACAATGTCACTCAATACCGTACTCACTCATTCGTCTGGCGAGTATATGAGTTACCTAATGTCTGTACCAGTCACAAAGCCTGATGCACAAGGCGCTGGGTCAGCACTAACCTATATGCGTAGATACGCATTAGCAGCAGTAGTTGGAGTAGTACAAGCAGACGATGAC